GGTGTAGTCGTAGCCGTACACGCCGGTCGTGGACGCCGTGACCGTGTGCGGCCCCGACGTCGTCCCGTCCGGCAGGGTGATCGTCACGGTTACCGTGGTGGCGTTCGCGAGGTCGCCTTCAGTGTCGCGGATCTCGACACCGAGAGGGACGACGTCGCCCAGGTCGAACGTGCTCACGTCAACTCCATCCCAGCGCCGACGTCAGCCGGACCTCGTCAAGAAAGTCCAAGAACGCATCCCATGCCGAAGCCGACTTGACCGATGAGTTCCATTCGGTGTTCCAACCAGACGTCGAATAGCCGGGGACAAGCGTCGACCAGTAGAGAGCGAGGGCTTGCGCCGTCCACTCCAAGCAGGAGTTCGAAACGTGCGACCAGATGCCCGCGGCCTTGCTTGTGTTCCATGCGGCTACGACGGCCGGCTCGTCGGAGATCTTGCTGACCGTTCGGCCGTAGACGATCCCCAGCCACGGCGAATCGCTCAGAATCCCGTCTGAGTAGAGAGTGGCTAGGCCCGGGTAATACTGGTAATCGACGGCGTGGCCCAGCTCGTGCAGCATCGTGAACCCCGACAGTACCGACGGTAGGGCGGATGGATCTGCGCCAGCCGCCACGATGCGGTAACCGTCCGAGTAGAAGCCAAGTGCCGACGCAGCCGCCGCCAAGTCCACGCCGGGAGCACTGGTGGCAGCTGCGTAGATCGTGTCCTCCACATCTGAACCAAGGTCGATGTGAACGCCACGCCTCGCGACGGTGCGGCGGACGTGTATCGGAACCGCCCTCAGTGCCGCGATGTTGTTGGTGACCAGGGTCGCCGACGTCGTGGCCGATGGTCCGGATGCGTTGTCGAGCTCTGGCCCCAGGTACACAGAGAGGCCCAACTCAGCCGAGGATGCTCGAGTTGTGTTGGCGAGACTCCGGTGATGCCTCACGTCGACGTCGCCCCAGCCGTCAACGGCGTACCAGCACTGAGCCGCGACGTCCCACTGGTAGTCGATAGTGGAGACTGCGCCCGGCTCCGAGCCCGGGGTGATTACCCGGCCGCGCATGTTCAGTCCACCTTGTGCCCGAGCCAACTCGCCCGGTGCCCACGGCTGCCAGCCGACGACGCGGCGCTTGTGTTGGATGGTGAACGTGACCCGCACCCAATGCGCCGCCGCCCCCTGGATGGACGTCAGCGACGGCATCACCAACTGAAAGAACTCATCCTCCGACGCCGAGGCCCTGTCTAGCGTGACCGTGAAGTTTGCGTCGGGGTATGGAAGGTTGATGAGGTTGGTCGACGTGTTGACCGCGGTCCCGGTGATATCAACCGCGGCACCGTACCCGGGACCCGATGTGTACCCACCAGTAGCGCCGGTAGCGCCCCGAGGGATCGTGAAGTCGAGGACAGCAGCCGAAGGCGTTCCGACGTTCGTGACCGCAGCCGACGACCCAGCCGCGCCAGTCGTCACCGTGCCGACCGTGACCGTCGCCGACGCGCCATCCTCGCCAGGGTCGCCGTCCTCGCCCTGGATGTTCAACGGGATCAGAGCCACGATCAGCTCCCGTCCTCGTAGTAGACGACACCGTCAGAGATCCACAGGTAAGCGACGCCCGCGGCGACCAGGCCGACAGCCGCCGGGGACTCGTCGCCGCCGATGAACACCGGCACCCCCGCGAGCGCGGGCACTTCCGTCGTCGCCAGGAGCGCCGTCATGGTGGCCGTGTCGATGGCGCGCAGGGAGATCCGACGCGGCAGGTTCCCAGCCCCGGTGATCGGGGTCATCGTCGCCGTGGCGCGGGTGATGCCAGCCATGAGGCCGCGCGTCGCCTCGGACGGCAGGACACCGACAGCGGTGAGCGTCGCCGTGACCGCGAGGGACGCCGCCGCCACGCGGGTCACAGACGCCGACGCGGTGATGGTGACAGTGCCGGCGAGGGTCGCGTCGGTGGTCTGTGCGCCAGGGGTCGACGTCGACGCCTCAGCGGTGATGCCCGCCGTCGTCGCGAGGGTCGCGGACGCGGCCCGAGTCACGGACGCCTCAGCGGTGATGGCCGCCGTCGTCGTGAGGGTCGCGTCGCCAGTCTGGACCCCAGGGGTCTCGACGGTGCCGCTCGCGTCGATGCCAGCGGTGACCGCCAGGTCCGCGGACGCGGCACGGGTCACCAACGCGCTGGCTGTGATCGCCACCGTCGCCGCGACATCGGCCGTCACGGGGCGGGCCACCGACGCCTCAGCCGTGAACGACGCAGTCGACGCCACCGACGCCGTCGCCGCCGTGGCGCGGGACGCCGTCGGCGTGATCGCCGCCGTAGACGCCACCGACGCCGACGCCCCACGGGTAGCCTGCGCCACTGGGGAGATCGACACCGTCGTCGCACGGGTCGCGTCCGCCGTATGCGACGTCGCCGAAGAGGCGGGCACCAAGACATACGACTGATAGGCGATAGAAGGCGACCCAGCCGACGACGTGAAGTGAGTCACGCAGTCCTCGCCGGAGGGAATCGCCCGATACCCGGCAGTGGTCGCATTGGACGCCGAGTTGGTCAGCGTTGCCTCGGTCGATGAAACAGCGCCGCCGCCGTAGTCGTGCGCGACGAGCACTAGCACCTCGCCCGACCCGGCAGGGGTACGCGGCGACCCTGGGAGATCGAACGGGACGGACGTCGTGCCCGACCCGCCATAGTTGCCGTAATACCAAGTGCCCGAAGTCTTTACCCCGGAGAACACTTGAACCTGGATCATCGGGTATGAGTAGAACCCATTAGCGGTGACCGAGACCGTCTTAGACGACTGCGCCGATGTCGAGCGCCCGAACCAGATGTAGACCCGGCCCGTCGATGAGTGCTGCGAGAATGCCGACGTCCATGACATCCCCGAAAGAGTCGTGCTAATGGTCAGCGTCGTGCCCTCGCCAGCGCGAGCTGCTACGACGACCACGTCGTTGGCGGACACCGAGAACGACGGTGACTCGACTACTTCATCGTAGTTGTTATCCCCGACCCAGGACGAGGACGAAACCTGAGCAATCGCCACCCCGAGTCACCCCTTCACGGGTCGCAGGGCGGACAGGACAGGATCAGGCCGCAATCGGGGACAGGCTGATACCCAGCGTGTCGAGGGTCAGGGTGTCGCCGGTCTGCATCGTCTTCGACACCGCGAGCGCCGCCGACCCGAGGAACGTCCCCGCCGTCGACGCCGACCACAGCGAGATGTGCGTCTGCGTCTGGTTGTTCGTCCCCGCCCACGACGCCCACGACGGGTCCGTGCCGGACTGCGCCGACGAACCCGCCGACGCCGACGCGCGAGTCGACTGCGCCCGCGTCGTCACCGACGAAGCGTTCGCGGTGCCCGACGCGCCGGGGTCGCCGACATGCAGTGCGACCCACACGGTGCCGAGCTGGCCGTCGATCATCGCGTTGGCCGTAGTAGCGGAAAGGCCGACGGTCATGGGGACTCCTCACAGGTAGAACGGGGACAGTCATCGGGACGGGGACACGGGTCCGTGTCCGGCGTGCCGCAGCAGCCACGGATCAACGACGCCGACGCCGTGATCCGCAGAGCCAGGGGGACGGCGTCAGACATCGGACTTCGGGGCCTTACGGGTCCGGGTCGATGCGGTCGCGGGCGGCTCAACGCCGAGCGCCTTGAGCGCCGCGTCGACGGCCGCCACCCGGTCGGGGAGGTTCCGCACGACGTAGCCGTTGCGCTCACGCAGCAGCGCGTCGACGACGCCCGGCGCGGCCGCGTTCGCAGCGGCGCGCTTCTCGCCCGCCTCGCGGTGGGACTCAGACATGACGTGCCCTTTCAGTAGCGGAGTCAGTCACTCCCGCCCCCCGACCGCGTGGGTCGGGGGGCGAGGGTCACTGACCTCAGAAGGTCGGGGTGACCAGGCCGGTGCCAGAGATCTTCTGGTGGCCGTTGGTGTAGCGGCGGAACGAGTACGCGGCGTACCCGTAGACCACGAGCAGGACGCCGAGCGAGGCGGCGGCGGGCTGCTCCGCGCGGATGAACATCGGCGCGGAGGAGTCCTCCCACAGGTGGAGCTCCGAGGCGTTGACGATGTAGATCTCGTCCTCGTTGGTGCCCGCGCCCAGGTTCGTCGCGATGTTGTTGTCGACGATGACCTGCACGCCGTTCGGCAGGACGCCGCGGACGCCCGCGCCGTAGCCGGACGAGGTGGCGACGCCGCCGGCCTGGGTGGGGATCCCGGGCTGGCTGATGAACGGCCACGAGGTGCCGACCTGCGACTGCAGCCACGCCCAGCGGCGCGAGTGCATGACCGCGTAGACGTCGCCGACGCCACGGTCGAGCATGACGGCCTCGAGGTTCGCCTGCGCGTTGAGCACCTTCGGGTACAGCTCGGCCGCGGTCGGGGAGGCGTCGGTGTAGGTGACAGCCTGCGCGACGTTGGTCAGACCCGTGGTGGCGTCGTTGAGCAGCTTCGAGTCGAGCGCGGAGTGGTAGCGGCGGAACAGGTCGTCGAGGGTGACCTCCTCCGTGCCGACACCGCGGTCGATCGCCTGACGCGACAGGGTCTGCTGACCGGCGACGGTGAACATCGTCTCGGTGAGCAGCGTGTCGTCGATGTTGGTCTCGGACACGGCCGAGTTCTCCGACGACTGCGCGGCAGCCGAGGTCGCGGTGGTGATCCGCGAGATGTTCACGGTGGTGCCGGACGCGGGGAGGTCGTGCTTGTTGCAGATGTCCGCGAACGGGCGCGCCGCGGCAGCAGCCGGGGCGACGAGGTCCGTGAGGTACTGCGGGACCACGAGGCCGGCGAACGCCGACGTAGCGGCGGCACGGGTGAGCTGGTCGCCGCGCTCGACGCGCTCCTCGGCCTGGTGACGCGACACGCGGTCGCGGGCCTCGAAGTCGCCGAGGAAGGCAGCGCCGACGTCGCGGAGGAACTGGCGGCCCTGGGGGTCGCTCTCCGGGTTGTAGGTGCGCTGCTCGTTGCCGACACGGGCGACCTGGTCGTAGGCCGGGCCACGGGTCTCGGTGGCGGTGATCTGGCGGGCGCGCTCGTCGGCGGCGTCGTCGGCTGCGGCCTCGGCCTCGAGGTCGGCGATGCCGCGCTCGAGGGTGTCGACGGCCGCGTCGATGGTGGCCTTGGCGGCACGGACCTCGGCGATGCGCTCGGCGTCCTGCTCCTCGGCGGCGAAGAGGTCGCGGAGCTCGGCGGCGTGCGCGTTGCGCTCGGCCAGCTTCGCGGCGACCTCGGCCCGCTTGCGGGCGATGAGGGTCTTGATGTTCATGGGTGCGATGGCCCCTTTCGGGCACGTCGGGATGGGTGACCGTCAGGCGGTGAGGCCGCGAAGGACGCCAGCGCGCAACGAAGAACCCGCACGGGTGCGGGTGGCTTAGGTGATGGGTCAGCGGAAGTCGAGTTCGCCCGGCATGGGGCTCAGCCGAGTGCGAGTCCGCTTCGGCTCCACGTCCTCGCGGGCGATGCCGCTCGACGTGTTCGGGTTCGCGCCGAAGTTGACCGCCGACACGTCACCGCGCTCGAGGTCGGCCTGGTCGATGCGGAACTCGGTGTAGTCCGGGGACCAGATGCCCTTGTCGATGCGGAACTTGAACGACGACTCGGCGAGGTCGCCACGGTCGAGAGCCTTCAACATGTCGGCGACGTCGGCGCGGGTCGGGTCGACGACAGCCTCGTAGCGCAGGCCCGTCTCGTCCTCGACGATGGTCAGCGTCCCGTTACGGGTGTGCGCCATCGGGATGCCGCCGCCGGCACCGTGGTTGACGGTGAACTCGACGAGCGGGGACCGGGAGAGGGTCGC